AATTGTGGTAAAAAGTCCATAAATGCCATATTATCCCCTATATCAATGCGTAATTAACAGCTTTATAGCCATTAGACATTTTAACAATTGCTTCTGGCATCACTTTTTCAAGTTCATCAACCATAACACCCACTTGTAATTCTTTTGGTAAATCGTGACCATCTTTGTAATGATATGTATAAATACCAATACCTAAATCATGTGTACCAATACGTTTAATATCTTTTTTCAATTTACGATCAGAATTTCTAATAGCAGCAGAACCTAAAGAACCACCAAGACTCATTAAACCACCCATAAATCCACCTGATTGAGCTTGTTGAGCATTGTAAGCATTAAGTTGATTTTGATAGCTTGCATTAGCTGCACCAAGCAAATCTGGGCCTGCTGTGTTAGCTTGCATAGGTGTACTTGCAAAACTAGGATTTTGCACTTGAGATCCTGTACGTAATGCATTAATGACGTTAATAGGTTGCATTTGGTTATAAGCAGCTTGTTGAAAGCCTTGTTGATTAGCTGCAAGTCCTGTATTCATGCCTTGAACTGTAGCACTATTAAGTAAATCATTATGTTTTTGAGCTTGTAATGTTTTAGCTTGATTATATGCGTCTGTACCAGCAGCAATACCTCTATTAGCTAATTGTTGTTCTAATGCAGCATCTTCACGATCAATTTGTGGTGCTAATCTAGTCATCATAGCATCTTGATATGATTGACCAGGATTAATGCCTGTTTGTGCTAATTGTGATGTATCTACACCAGGTTGACTTAATACAGTATTAGCATAATCCAAACCTGAATTAGCTGTTGTCATCAAACCTTCATTAAGTTTGTTAGTTTGATTAAGAATACCTTGTTGAGCAGGTGCTAATGTTTGTGTAGCAGTATATAAAGTGTTACCGTATGGATCAGTACCAGGATTGGCTGTGTACGTTAAGTTACCATAAGGTGTAATTTGATTAGTACGGTTTGCAGCAGCAGTTGCTCTAGCAGCTTCTAAGTTACCAGCAGCAGTTGCATTAGCAGCACCTGTATAATCTGGAGCAGGTGGAGCAGAACCCTTACCACCACCATAAAATGTGAAATAATCACCTAATGCAGGTAAGAACCAACTAATATCAAACAATTTCATACGTTTTCCTTTATATATCTATCTTTAAGTTTTAACCAACGACAATCTTCTGGTGACATGGTATAAACAATACCATCACCATCTTGGAAATAATCTTTAAGCAATGCTTCTTGCTTAAATCCTAAGTGAACATTTACTTTCTGAGCTTTAAGGTTAGCTGTAGAGACTAATCCTTTTAATTGTTTTACTTTTAACACATTGAAAGGGTAATTAAATATTGCAAAATAAAATTCCCTAGAAACATGACGTGGATCATCACATCTTGAATGACTTGCGATACATGAGCCTGTATAACCATCATACATAAGACCTGCTATTAATTGGCCTTTATAAATTTGGCCTATAGCTTGGCAAATAGGAGTCCATGATCCGCCAGCTTTCTGACAAACCCACTCTCCTACTTCTTGTCCTTGAATGATTATAGAACTGCACCTTTTTCAATAACGATATCTGTTGAAACCCATCTTACATCTATGTTTTGTGATGCAGTACTTACAATAGGCGCACCATAATAGCCTACGCCATTAACACCTTGCCATTGTTGTAATACTGACAAACCACCACCCCATATACCTGAATCCCATAAAGCATTATCCCATGTTCCTGTAGCTGTGGGCGTATAATTAAGTATTGTAGTAGGTGTATTTAAGTTAAAATCTACGTTTATGTTTGCATAAATAGCAGGGCTTCCAGATGTTCTAAAAATGGGTTTAGCCATTGTAAAACGTTTGAGCTGACCTGGACTATCAAAAGATGAAAATGCTTGTAATGCGTTAGCAGTAATATTGCTACCATTGTCTGAATTTGTATACCAAGCACGACCTACAAAGTTACTACTACCAAAATAAGGTTGATCGTTAAACAATTCCCAACAGTATGCGTTCCATCCTGTGTAATTACACCAGTTTGTAGTAATGGTGTTCATAGCATATTGTGTAATTGTATTAGGATCAGGTACATTTAACCATAATTGGTTTTCTTCTGGATAGTACATAATTTGCCATCCAAAAAGTGGGCCATAGTTAGATATAGCTTCTGATACCGCCCATTGTATTTTGTCTGTAATAGCTACTCTAGGATCAAGTCTTGATGATTGTAGCTCTGAAGCTAATGGTGTAAGTCCATCTCTGCTTAATATAAGTATATCGCCACCGTATTTATACATACAACGAGTACCTACAGGCGCACCAAGATCCCATACACCTGCTAAAGCAAAGTCTACATCAGGATCAGCACCTTTATATACAACTACTTGGCCTTTAGATGTATAAACAACATAGTAATCATCTACGCCATATCCAGCATCTATTGTCCATGTAGCATGTTGAACTACATAACCACCTTTATAAGCAAAAGAGCTAACATCTAAAGATTTAGCTAAACCACCTACAGATAATGTAGGTAAATACCATAATTTTAATGAGTTTGCTTGTGTAAAGAATATTCTGTTTTTAAATAATATTGGATTATTTAGTGTAGTAGTAGTAACCCCTGTCACAGCAGGAGTAGATGAACCTGTAATGCTTGTCCATGTTGTGCCATTATAAATATATGGTGTAGAAACACCGTTAGCCATATATAAAAATGATCCGCCAGAAGTTGTAATATTACAATATTGCCAACGTGAATTAGCTAATCCAGACAATACTGCTGAACCTACTGCACCTTGACTTGTTACGTCATATACAGAACCACTAGATATAGCAAATAGCTTACCTACTGATCCTGTTTGATAATTCATAAGCGTATCTACTTCGCCTGGCAATCCTGTAGCCCATTGTACATAGCCATTTCTTAATTTTAGCTCTGTAGTAGCAGGAAACCAGTTAGTAAGATAAACTGCATCTGTTGCAGGCATGTCACTAAGACTATCTCTGGCGTTCCACCCACCTACCGGTGCTGGTAATGATACGCTTCCTGATGATTGTTTTTTTACTGGAAACATATTATTTATTGTCCGTAATTAGCGTCAGGTATATTTTCAAATCCGATTAAAACTGATCCAGGTACTGGAGCAAAACTTAATGTAGCAGAACCAGAATCATTAGATTTAGCTAATGATAATTCCTTAATATAATCTCTAGTAAATGCTGTTGCATCAAAACCTTTAATTTCAAAGTATTTCTTTTTAAGAGCAGATACCATTAAACGATCAGGGAATATACAAGTATCTGAATCTGCTAAAAATGATGTTTGTGGTGTGCCTGAAGCTGAATCAGCCCAAGCATTACTCATGTATTCAAAACCTAGATATTCATTAGTATTCATTGCAGGCCATACTTGGAAGTATCCACCTAAAATTCTGTAACGGATTCTAGGGCCTGTTGAAATATAGCTAGACTTCAAGAATTGCCATTGTTGCGCACTTGTTGGGCCTAACATTTCCCAGCGTTTAGACTTGTCGTAATGTGTACGATCTATTTGTCTATCCCAGTCACTTGGGAGTGGGTATTTAGCTTGTGAAAAATATAGTGTATATACACCGGTTGCTGTTGCAGCTTGTGATAATGTTAATGAATTAGCACCTGTAACAGTATTAACATAAGTATCTTGATTAATACCTGTACCTGTTACTATCCATAAATTACTTAACCCTGTGGTTGATTCTACAGTTGTTACATTGACAGAATTAGCCACAAGGGTACAAGTAAGTGTTTCGTATTGAGTATAAAATCTATACTCTTTATCTAATGCTTCCCAGTTATGATCTCTTTGAATCTCATAGCCTACTGAGTTCATTAGAGCATAAATTTGAACAACATCTGCCGCAGTATTGCCTACTACTTGTGTAGGCTGAGTTAAACCCATTTCACCTGTAGCTTGCTGAACGAGTTGCAATAGAGTTGATGCCATTTATTAGTCCTTTTTAGGTTCTTTCGTTTCTGATTTGACTTCAGCCTTATCAGATTTTGATTTTTCCTC